GAAATTATACAGAAGTGGGATGAATTAAAAACAGGTGTACCTATGCACTTTAATGATTGTAAAAAAATATTTAACAAGATGAATAAAAACTGGGACAAGAAACTATTCAAAGCTATGGTCAAAGACCAGTTCTATGACATAGATACATTAAAAGATAAGTATGGATTACAAACAGAAGCAGACTGGCAAGAAGCATTAGATGAATTAGGAAATGAAGATATTAGAAAGATATCAAAATTAATAAAAGCAGGAGAAGATTTATCTGGCACACCAAGGATAAGTATCTCTACAATACATGGGGTAAAAGGAAACGAAAGAGAGAATGTAGTAATTAATACAGAACTATCTGGAGCAGCTTACGATGAGTATCAAAAGAATCCAGATGATACACACAGATTGTTTTACGTTGCATGCACAAGAACAGAAAACAATTTATTTATAATAGAACCACAAAGGAAAAAAGCATATGACATCTAAAGATTTATTTAAAGGTACAACATACAATTCACTAGAAGAGCAGGTAGGCGGGAAGCACTATCGCTCGATGAAAATTCAGCCCGCAGAGTTTATAAACGAAAACAAATTGCTTTTTGCAGAAGGTAATGCTATAAAATATATCTGTCGACATCAGTCGAAAGGGAAAGAACAAGATATAAAGAAGGCAATACATTATTTGGAAATGATACTAGAGAGGGACTACTCATGAAGCCAATATTTAAACCACAGACAGAGTGGCTACCACCACAAGATTTTCCTGATCTATCAAAATACGATGAGATCTCAATAGACTTAGAAACAAAAGATCCCGATCTTAAAACTATGGGCTCCGGATCTATAACTGGCCGAAGTAATATAGTTGGTATAGCTGTAGCTGTCCAAGATTGGAAAGGTTATTATCCTATTGCACACGAAGGTGGTGGCAACATGGATAAGAACATGGTCCTAAAATGGTTTCAAGATGTCCTAAATACAGACGCTATTAAGATATTTCACAACGCTATGTATGACGTATGTTTTATACGTGCTGCAGGCCTTAAAATTAATGGCACTATCGTAGATACCATGATTGCTGGCTCTCTCGTGGACGAGAATCGCTTTAGATACGATTTAGGTAGTCTGGGTCGTGATTACGTCGGAATAGGCAAAAATGAGGCTGTATTAAAGGAAACTGCAGACCTATGGGGTGTAGATCACAAAGCAGAGATGTATAAACTACCAGCCATGTACGTTGGTGAGTATGCTGAACAAGATGCAGATTTAACTCTAAAACTTTGGCAAGAAATGAAGAAACAAATGTATCACGAAGATGTAGAAGATATATTTAAACTAGAGACAGAACTTTTTCCTTGCCTCGTTGATATGCGTTTTTTAGGTGTTCGTGTAGATACTGAAGCAGCATATGGATTGAAGCAACAATTAATAGAAGAAGAAAAAGAATGCTTACACAAAGTAAAAAAAGAAACATTAGTAGATGTTCAAATATGGGCTGCACGTTCAATAGAGAAAGTCTTTCAAAAACTGAACCTACCATATGACTTAACCGCAAAAACAAGTTCTCCATCATTTACTAAAAACTTTCTGCAGAATCATCCTCACCCAGTGGTGAAACAAATAGCTCGTGCTAGGGAAATAAATAAATCTCATACTACATTTATTGATACCATATTAAAGCATCAACATAAAGGTAGAATACATGCAGAGATAAATCAGATTAGATCTGATAGTGGTGGTACTGTAACCGGTAGATTTAGTTATAACAATCCAAACTTACAGCAGATTCCTGCACGGAACAAGGAACTTGGACCACGGATCAGAAGTTTATTTATACCAGAAGAAGGTTGTACCTGGGGTTGTTTTGACTACTCACAACAAGAGCCACGTCTAGTTACACACTACGCAGCTCTCGATGGACTGTATGGCGTTGACGAAGTATTAGATTCATACAACGAAGGCGAAGCAGACTTTCACCAGATTGTATCAGATATGGCTAACATACCAAGATCACAAGCTAAGACAATTAATTTAGGTTTGTTTTATGGTATGGGTAAAAATAAATTACAAGCAGAGTTAGGTGTATCTAAAGAAGATGCGGAAGATTTGTTTAGAACTTATCATGACAAAGTACCATTTGTAAAAATGTTAATGGAAAGTGTAATGCGTAGAGCACAAGACAAAGGTAGAGTTAGAACTTTACTAGGTCGTAGATGTAGATTTAATTTGTGGGAGCCTAATCAGTTCGGGATACACAAAGCATTATCTCACGAAGATGCACTCGCGGAACACGGACCAGGGATCAAACGGGCGTTTACCTACAAAGCACTAAACAAATTGATACAGGGATCAGCAGCTGACATGACAAAAAAGGCTATGGTTAATTTATACAAAGAGGGTATCATACCACATATACAAGTGCATGATGAACTTGATATATCAGTAAATAATAATGCAGATAAAATAAAAGAAATTATGGAGTCTGCTGTTGACTTAGAAGTACCTAACAAGGTAGATTATGAATCAGGCCCTAATTGGGGCCAAATAAAATGATAAATTATGGCTTACTTAAATGCAAACATTCCTGTAGTATACGCACAAATAAAAAAGGAGTATTTATATGACTTACAAAAGCATCATGGAGAAGTGTGTGACTGTGTTATCTTCGGTATTAGCAGTCTTACAGGTCGGAGCATCTTATTTCACGCTATTATGGAAAATGGCGCAATCTTTTATCGCCTCCCAATTAGCGCGTTTATTCAACGTGGTTTCGAAGCAAAAGACGTACCAGCCAGAAGACTTGATGAACTACAGCTTTGGAATTGTTTCTCTTATTATCCTTCTGTGCATCGTTGGGATATTCTAGACGGACAAGCAGGAAAATACATAGGTAAAGATAAAAAGTGGCACCCTGGTAAATATTTATTTACCGTTGACTTTGCACATCCAGAGTCTAATATACTTGACACTGATCATTCAGAGATTCCGCACGAACATAAGTGCGCTCACATAATTGCATTAGACGATGGTAATTATGCAGCACAACCAAACAATAGATGTATATGGGACATACCTTCTTTCACAGTGAAAGATGATATACCTGATTGGAAAGTGCAAACATCTGAATGGAACGTTGAAGATAGTAGAGCATGGCGTACAGAGGATACGGACAAGTTCTTCTATGAAATTGAGGAAAAGAAAAAATGAATTTAGCAGATTTATTAAAAAAGAATTTTGTATTAGTACCTGTAGTAGCTTCTGTGCTAGTCGGTACATTCACTGGCGTTCGTTATATTGTTAATCTAACAGACACAATCAATTCAAACCAGCAAGAAATTATAAGTTTACAAAGAGATTTAAAAGTTGCTGAAGATAAAATTACAGAACAAAACACAAGACTATCGTCAGCTGAAGCAACATGGCAGATGGCAGAAAATTTATACAGACAATTAGCAGATCAAGTCAGAGAACATGACTATGATATTAAGGATTTAAATAGGTAATGTATGGAGATCGCCAGGATGAATTATTACTTTACAGGTGCATTAATTATTTTATTTGTGTTGTTATGTTTCATGCAGCCTGCATATCCTAAAAACGAATATCTTAATGAGTATGGTGTACGATGTGGTGAAATGGAATTTAGAGTTGAAGATAGAAATAATACACAAGATTATCATACCTACAACTCAAGTGATTATGATAATAACTCTAAAAATTTTAGTGTAACTTACAGAAAATATTTAGGTACAGACTGTAAAACTTCAAAAGAAAACGTAGCAATTAAACAACAGTTAGAGTTAATGAAGATGTGTGGTAGAGTAAATTCTAATCCTAGTCTGGCACACAATGAAAACTTTAGATTGTTAGTGTCAAAATGCAGAGGTGTGACTCCTACAGGAGATAATACTAGACCTACAGATTCTCAAAGTCTTTGGGATGATATGAAAGATGACTATAAAAAAGAAAACCCAGACATCCAATTAATGGGAAATAAGTTCATAAATTCAGGAAAAACCAAATTGGACAAACCAGGATTGAAAATACCTCCAAAAGATTATATACTTCCGCTACCAAAACCAAAAGAAAATGAGTAAAAAACCTTTAAATATATCAGAATCCGCTGCCGTGCAGATGCCTATGAAAACGGTTGCTAGCTTAATTTTGCTCGTCGCAGCCGGCACATTCGCTTACACCGAGCTTACAGCAAGGTTAGTATCACTGGAGACATCACGTGAGTTGTTTCAAAATGATTTGCTTAAGAAGTCCGAACAGGTCCCCGTCGATCAAGAGCAGATATTTTTAATTGAGGATCTTTACAAGACTGTAGAAAAAATGGAACAAACTCAAGAAATGAATATGACAAACAAAGTCAACATAGAATTTTTAGGAGAACAATTAGATAAAGCATTAAAAGATATTGAAGATTTAAAAGATAAGGTAAGAGCAAATGGAAAGAATTACTAGAAAAATTTTAGATTATATTTCTGATCAAGAAAAAAAAGCAAAACAAATGAGTTATGTAAAAAATCTTAAACAAGAAGTAGAGATTGGTGCGAATGGTACACAAAGATACAAAATTAAAGAAGGTAAAAACAAAGGTAAAGTATTATGACTGAGATGATAGTGGCCCTTCTTATGATTATCAACGGAGAAATCAAAGAACACAGAATACAAGAGTCTATGTCTGAATGCCTAAAGGGTAAGAGGGTTGCAATGCGTGATACGAAAAAGCAGGTGCAGTACCAGTGCATAAAATCTATGGCGGAATTAGAGAAAAATATTGATGGATCTTTGTCTATAAAGAAGTTAATATTAGAGTAATGAAAATTACAGCAGAAATCGTAAATGGTAAATGTCCAACGTGTGATGAGTTTACAATGTTAGTTGGACTTACAAAAGAAATGTATAGATGTATGAATTGTGGTGCAGATCTACAGCAACATATAAATGGAAAGATAAGTTATTTACCACACATAACTAGACCTGAACATATGGATGTGTTTGTAAAAGAATGGACAGATGGCAAAGAAATCTAAATTTGGAGTTGCAACAGCTCCTCGTGCAAAGCCTCGTAAACGTCCAGGTAGACACACAAAGTCATTGAATAAACACAAAAAAAGACAAATGAAAAACAAGGGTAGACCTTGACAATATCCTAAAATATCCTACATTGTAGATATGAAAGAAAAAATAATAACATTAAAAGTAGAAGGTGCAGCACAAGGCCAATGGTCTCATTTATTGCTGGAGTTAAATTTAATAAAAAAAGCATGGAAATCTTATGGTGTTGATATAACTATGAAAGCATCAGGATTAAAGAATGTTTTGAATCATGGAACGAAAGTACATGACGACACAAAAAGAAATAGACAAAGCGGCAAATAATTATAATAAAACTAAAGATCCACAATACAAAGATCTTTGGTATAAATTAGTAAAGGAGTTTGCGAACGATGGACTTAATACTTCTAAACGACGGGTTGTATCAACTCATTCCTATAACAAAGAAAATGTTAGAGGGAATAGTGTTGACAGAAAAGATTGATTGTTT